GCCGACACAGGTGTCATTGCGGCCGTAGCCGGCGGCGGCATATGCGCGGCCGGCCCTGCGGTAACGGCTGCAGCAACCGGTAAGGCTGCTCTTGCTGCAGGTGCAGGCAGCCCAGCATCACCGAACGCGTCTGGCCGGTCAGTCCACCCGACGATCTCAAACTTGGGCTGATAGTTGGTGCCGTGCTTGTTGGTAACCGGCTGGACACCAACGCAGCGCACCACCGGAAGCTTACCGGTCGCCGTCTCGGGCGCCGCCATCCACAGATCATAGAGGCTGTTCATCGCCTCGATCACAATGCCGGCGGTGGAACTGAACTCGCGCAAACCCAGCAGGTTCTTCTCGGAGTAGAGATCGAGCTGAAAGCCACGCTTAAAGTCCTGGCCCGGATTGGATGCAGCCTCGCTGAACGACGGGTCCATTACCTTTTCGGGGGCAACATTTGCTGCAAACTTAAACCAACCTGTTTGCAAGCCCGGCATGTCGAACACCGCGGTCATGTCAGTGACCTCGAACTGCGGTTCGTCCTGTCCATCGCGCTTGGTGTACCAGCGTCCTGCCTTAGCGTTGAACGAGATAAACACCTTAAAATCTGCGCCAGTGGCAGATGGAGTCATAAAACCCATAATCCTGTTTCCTTATTACATGTGAGGTGCCGCTTGTCAGGCCTGCGGCGCGGCCTCGGGGGCAAGGCCCCAGATCTCTTGGGCGGCTGCTTGCGCGCCAGGATCGTTCCAGTAAAAGCTGTCAAAGTCAGGGGAGAGCGAGGCTGTCAGTGCCGCGCCGTCATCTGACAGGCTCAAAAACCGCTCAATCGAGTTTGCAACGCTCACAACCCGGCTTAGGTGACTGCGCGGGTCCTCAAGCTTGTAGACCCCGACCTTTTGGGGGGTGACGTAAGCGAAGCGGATTTCAGAATTACCATGCGCTGCATGATAGATCGCGCCTTGCCTGGCATGTGGATCAGAGATCTTGGACGACAACCGCAATTGCGTTTTCAGATCAACGATGATCCCGTGATCCGGGAACCAGAAGTCGAGCCAGCCAATGAACGGCACAGGCACGCCGGGGATCATGACCTCGATGCGGTGCTGGCGATTACCATCGGCGGTTGCTGGAACGCCGTATTGGCGCAGTTCCCCAAGACCAATGGCGACCGCAGGGGCAATGGCGGCACGTTCCTTCTCGACGCCGGGGTGGCCCGATAGCGCGGTCAACTGGTTAAACCTGGCAACCGCCAGTTCTTGGCAAGCCTCCACCGAGGCATCGGGCTCAAACAGCCCCATCTCGACCCCGGCCTCGATGGACGTGCCGCGGTGGGCAGCAGGGCCAACACCTGTTTTGCGGCCCATCAGCTTTTGCATCGCCCACATTGCAGGTTGGGCTACAAACAAGTTGATTGACGAGGCTGACAAATGATCAAGGCCATGACGTTCAAACGCGTTTGCCATCATGCCACCTGCGACAGTTCGATGTCGCAAAGCGGACTGGGCGCGCCAGGAGCCCTCGGGCGAGCAATAGCAATGTAGCTATAGCAATCAGATCCCAGGCGCTCCTGGACAAGATGGACACAGCCTTTATCGCAAGCCCACCGGACACGCTCGGACAAGCGCTCCAGCAGCTTGCGTTCATGATCGCCTAAACGTTGCTTGGGACCTGCGTCGACGTCCTTGGCGAGAAAACCACGATGATACTCATAGCGGTCTCCGCCTGCAGCATTGGCCAACCAGGCACAAAAAAGCAGTTCGTGGCCGACTTTACGCCGGGTATTTGTTCGTGATATGTTCTGCATTATACTCTGCCTTGAAGTTGGTTGGTGTTGCGATGAGACAAGCGGCCTCGGACCGGCTTTTCATAAGAGGCCATAAAGGCGCGGATGCGTGTCTCGGTGTCTGGCCAAAGCCTGCGGCCGGCGCGCAGTTGGCGCACAAGTTTCCAGTCATTGGCAGCTTTGCGGCCAAAGTAGCTCTCGGCCATTTTGTTGGTTTTGATAAACGAATCAATTTCTAAGATTATGGGATGTGTCATACACGCCTTATTCCGATATCAATCCAACATCGCAAGTAGGGCGTCATCCCACAATTAAGATTGCGGGAACCATCCCACAATGTTACCCACAACTTATGACCCAACACACAGCCTTCAACATCGCGTTCCTCAAAAAGATTCTGGAGGACGCAACCGCGCCAGGTGCGCAGTGGAATGCGCGTTCGCTCTCGCTTGCTGCAACAGGCGGCAAGAACGCCTATCTCGTGCGCGACATCATTAAGGGTAAGAGCGCCAACCCGACGCTTGATACGCTTGTAGGCCTTGCCAAGGCTCTAGAATTGGACATCTCGCAGATGATCCCTGCAGGAGCCTCGGTCATGCAGCGAGTAGGCGGACTTCAGGCCTATGAGACCCTTATTGTTGTAGGCGCTGTTGCGGCCGGCGTCTGGCGCGAGCAGACCGATTGGGGGCCTGAGGACTGCTACACCCTTGAGGTTGGACCCAACCCCTACCCCGGTAGTGAGCGATTAGCCTTGCGCATGGAAGGCTATTCCATGGATAAGATTATTCCGCCTGGATCAGACCTTGAATGCCTGCGGGTAGCTTATGGTTATGTCGAACCGCAACCTGGCGACATCGTGATTGTCCAGCGCGATCGGCATGATCTACAAGAGCTCACCTGCAAGCGGCTTGATCACGATGGGCAGAATTTTGTCTTGCGCGCAGAGTCTTCGCGAGCAGAGTTTCAGGAACCCATCATTATTGGTCGGCCAGATGAAAATCACGTCGGCGATCATGATACTACGATCATCGCTATAGTCCTGCGGGCGCACCAGAGTCTTTACCGCCGCGGGCGGTGATACAACCCTTTGTCAAGAGGGTTTGTAATCAGAGACTGTTTGTGGTGGGATATATCCATCGTTATTCTTGAGAGATAAATTAGGAAAACCCGAACTACGGGTCTCCTAAACGCCCCTTATCAAGGATATATCGATGCCGCCCACCGCTGCCCATTGCAATGGCCTTTGCCCTACCCTGATGACCACTGAAGCCAGGATCTGCGAGTTGGGCCAACTCGTTGCAACTGGCGTGCTGCGCATGCACGAACAGTCCAGTCATTTATCTGCTGCATATGCAGATAGTTCACTTGGCTCTCCTGCCTACAAGAGCGTTAGCCATTCCAGGCAAAAAGCCTTCAATGGAGAACGATAATGCAAGATAATGACGATCCGCAGGTGCTAGCAAGGCTGGCAGCGTTAAAACAAATGTCTGTGACTGAGCTAAAAGCCCAGTGGCAGGCTCTGCTTGGCAGCGAGGCTCCCAACAACAGCCGCTCGTTCTTAGAACTGCGGATTGCTTACCGCATCCAGGAACTAACCTGGGGCGGACCATCCAAACCGGTAGCTCGGCTGCTCGATGCCTTGGCTGACGAGGTGGACGGCAAGAAGGTGCGCAGGTCAGTCATCAGCGATCCGCGCAACCCTGTCATTGGCACAAGGCTAATACGTGAATGGGATGGCGCAGAGCATATCATTACCGTGCTGAAGGACGGTTTCGACTGGCAGGGCCGCAAATACAAATCCCTGTCCGCGGTCGCGCGCAATATTACCGGTACACAGTGGAACGGATACCGCTTCTTTGGCCTTCGAGCAAACAAGAGGGCTGCAGCATGAAGGAGGCAGCACCCCCTCGCCGCCTGCGCTGCGCTATCTATACCCGCAAAAGCTCCGAAGAAGGTCTCGACATGGAGTTCAACAGCCTCGATGCTCAGCGGGAATCCTGCGAGGCCTATATCGCCAGCCAGCGTGCCGAAGGGTGGCTGTGTATGCGCGAACATTATGATGACGGCGGGTTCTCAGGAGGGACGCTGGACCGTCCAGGGCTTAAGATGCTTCTTGAGGATATCGAGGCCGGTCTGGTTGACGTCGTGGTGGTCTACAAGATTGATCGCCTGTCACGCTCCTTGATGGACTTCTCACGATTGGTGGAGGTGTTCGACAAGCATGGGGTCACGTTTATCTCCATCACCCAGTCGTTCAATACCACCACCTCGATGGGCCGCCTGACGCTGAACATCCTGCTGTCGTTTGCCCAGTTCGAGCGCGAGATCACCGGCGAACGTATTCGTGACAAGTTTGCAGCGTCGCGTGCCAAGGGCATGTGGATGGGCGGGTCTGTGCCAATGGGCTACGATGTATTCGAGCGAAAATTGGTGATCAACGAGGCTGAGGCCGCCGCAGTGCGGCGCATGTTCAAACGTTTTACTGAACTGGGATCAGCGACGCTGCTGACACGCGAACTGGTGGCGGCAGGTGCGCTCAACAAGCGCGGCAAGCAGATCGACAAGGGGTTCCTCTACAAGCTGTTCCGCAACCGGCTCTATCTCGGCGAGGCGGTCCACAAGGGCACCAGCTATCCCGGCGAGCATCAGGCCCTCATTACGCTTGAGCTCTGGAATCAGGTCAAATCCATACTGCAGGAAAGCCCTCGGCAGCGTGCGGCCAACACCCGCGCCAAGACGCCCGCGCTGCTAAAAGGCCTGATCTTTACCGCCACCGGCATTGCCATGACGCCGACGGCGACCAACAAGGGCAGCCGTCAGTATCGCTACTATACGTCAATGGACGCAATCCGGAACCGCGCCGGTGAAGCCACCGACGGGTTTGTCCGGCTCAACGCCGGCATGGTCGAAGGCGCCGTCATTCAACACATCCGGTCGCTGCTGCGCACGCCGGAAATAGTGGCGCGGGCGGTCGCGGCCGCACGCCGCAGCGATCCTGACATGGACGAGCGTGATGTTGTCACCGCGCTGGCAGGGTTCGATGGACTTTGGGAAACTCTGTTTCCAGCCGAGCAGGCGCGTATCGCCCGGTTACTGATACAACGGGTCACGGTCAGCGCCGATGGCCTCGCGGTCGATCTACGAACCGAGGGCCTTGGATCGGTCATTCGCGAAATGGTCGCGCCCGAACGGAG